GCCAACAGCCGATTCTTCATACACAGGCATGTTTGCGCTGGGACAAAATCCGACAGCGACTGATTTCGTGTCGGATGCAAGTGATGGTGGGACAGCGAACATATACTTTTCGTTCTATCTAGAACTTGAACCGTAAGGAGAGACTAATGAGCATACCTTATGTAAAAGTCGTCAACAACCAAGCGACGGCATACCCCTACACCTTCGGTCAACTCCGTAAGGACAACCCGAATGTCTCGTTCCCCAAGAGCATGCCCTTGGGACGCTTGGCAGAGTGGGGTTTGTTTCCAACCGTTGAAGTAGACGCACCTACGTTCGACGAACAAACGGAGTTTCGTGAGAAGGACGCACTACCGACATTAGTAAATGGTGTCTGGGAGCGCCGCTGGACAGTTCGTGCTGCGACCGTAGAGGAGCAAGCAGAAGCCACTGAGCGGAAGGCGGCAGAGGTTCGTGCAGAACGGGACCGTCGGTTAGTTGAGGAAGTTGATAAACTCTCCAACAACCCAATGCGTTGGGCGGATTGGCTCCCTACTCAACATACCAAGATTTCTGAACATCGTCAAGCACTTCTCGACGTTCCTCAACAAGCAGGCTTCCCCTACGAAGTTGTGTGGCCTGTTCTGGTGGTCTGATGCTTTACTTCCCCGATGCCAACTTGGCTTTTGTTGCAGTTCCTAAAACAGGTAGTACTGCGGTAGAGACTGCGTTTGAGCATTTGTCTGAGGTTAAGCACACCTTCGGTGATGTGCGGAGTATGCATCGGCCAGCATCTTGGATTAGGAAAACGTATGGCCCCACCGTTGAGATTGTTGGGGTCGTCCGTGAACCAACGAGTTGGGTGATTAGCAAGTACAGATACCTGTGTAGCGACCTTTTTGAGACTAAGGCAAGTCAAAGGTTGGTTGGTTTTGATAGGTTCATCAAAAAGGTTTTGCGTGGGGAGAAGCCTTGGCCTGAACCCCTCAAGAACCAGACTGAGTATCTGGACGGCGCTGACACGGTTTTTAGATATGAAGACCTAGACGCTCTAGTGGACTACATGGGAGATAGGGTTGGACAGACTGTGGCGTTGCAAAAGGTTAACGTCTCACCCGCCATTGATGTGTCGTTATCGACAGATCAGGTGTCTGCGCTTCGGTATCACTTCTCTGCGGACTTAAACCTTTACACAGGAACAACCCATTTTAAACCGGAGTAAATAACTAAAAGGCTAGGGCTGTAGAGTAATCTATGGCCCCGCCCCCTCTTTAAACTCTAAAATATAACCCTAACCGAAAGGTATCCTCTTAATGGCAAAACGCAAAACTTCGTCAAACTTGTCGTGAAACAGCTTATGCCCGCGAAGAACGCCACGAGCGTCAATTCCGCGAGACTTTTGAGAACCGTTCTCATTTCAACATCCTTCCAAAGAACGAGAAGCAGGATATCCTTATCCGCTCTATTAAGTGTGCACCTATCACCGTGACCATTGGCTGCGCTGGTACAGGTAAGACTTATTGTTCAGCAGGAACTGTTGCACAGTTGTTTCTAAAAGGCGGTTATAAGAAGATTGTTTTGACAAGGGCTAACGTACCAACAGGTAAATCTCTCGGTCACTTCCCCGGTAACATTAAAGAAAAGATGACCCCTTGGTTGCTTCCTATGATGGAAGTACTACGTAAAGCCCTTGGTTCAGGGAAGATGGAGTATATGCTCGCTAAAGAGCAGATTGAGATTCAACCTATTGAGACCATTCGGGGGCGTTCCTATGAGAACGCTCTCGTACTTGTAGACGAATCACAAAACCTCAATATGGATGAACTTAAGGCTATTACCACACGTATCGGCGAAAATACTAAGTTGGTTCTTATGGGCGACCCCACTCAGTCCGATGTTAAATATGGTAAAGACTTGATGACTTTCTGCTGGCTCTGCCGTAAGCATGGGCTTGACGTCCCTGTAATTGAGTTCGGTGTACAAGATATTGTCCGTAGCGACATTGTGGCCGACCTCGTGAAGATGTTTATCGAAGAGAAGGTCTAAAAACTGGCACGAGGAGTAGCCTAGTAGGTTCTGCATGGCAACCCCATCGTAGACTCTACCTCGCTACTCCTCGTTGCTCTCTGTAGCACTCTGGAGGGGTTATGTACTACACTGTAGAAGAGATGTTAACCGCCCTAGATGCGGCGAATAAGACTATTAATCACCGCACTTTTAGTGGCGAATCCTATACTCGTGGTTGGAATGACTGTATGGCTTTCCTTATCGAATACGATAAAGAGCTACGAGGAACCACTAGAGCCTATGATATTGTAGACTTTGAGTGGAAGAACACAAAAGATTTCATGCTCAAGTTAGCCCGTAAAGGGGTTTCCTTGAGTCAGTTTGCAGAATATTGCGGATATGAGGTTATCACCAGTAAACGTCCCAAAGCAGGCGATATAGCCTTTGATAATGGGGCTATGATTAGTGATGGACGAGTCTGGATATCAACAAAAGAAAACAACACTGGTGTAGACTGCTCTAAGCAGATGATGTTTCTCGAACGTAACTTTAAACTTATAGCAAGACCACTAAGGGGATGACTATGGCATATTATTATAATGGCGCAAGGATTGTTGTACCGTTCACAATTACCTCTAACGAACCAACTTACCACACAGATACTATCTCTTTGAAGACTCAAAGATCCTCTTATGGGCATCAGCGTTGGGAGCTAAGTTTCACAACAGTTCTCACTGAAGCTGAACAGGTAGACGGTCTTGTAGCATCAATTCTTGAAGCAAAGACTACGGGTACTATGGTGATGCCTCAACTTGCCAACGTAGTTGCTAATAAAACAATAAGCTCTGATTCTGTTAATGTTGTAACTAATGCTTCTATTGGGGCTTCCTCTGTCATCCTTTCAGGTACTAGTGTGGTTGGTAAGCTCCCAAAAGGATCCTTCATTAAGTTCAGCAACCATGATAAGGTTTACATGGTAACATCAGACTGCGAGTTTAACAATGTATCAAACCAAGAGTTAAACATCTATCCAAACCTACGTTCAGATCTGACAGCCTCTGCTCACTCTATAAAAGCAGGTGATTTATGTACATTCATCTATTACCGAGATATTAATGACATTCAAGGTATTACTTTCATAGATGGTGTCTTGTCTAATACTGGTACAGTAAACCTAATTGAGGCAGTATAATGAGAACCTTTAGCACTAACGTACAAAACGTTTTAGACGGGGAGACCATTCAGTTTTTCTACCTAATCAAGCTTGAGTTTAGTTCTGATTATTTCTTTACAAGTTACAATAGTGACATTCCCTATGATGGTGATACCTATTTATCCGATGGTGGGCTTGTAGAGTTTGACTCTCCTTCCCTCAACAGTGTCGTAGATAGGGAAGCCTACAAGATTGTCATTGCAGATCAAGTAAATGAAATGCTCTCAGAGTTTCGTCTAGGTGTTGTTGGTAAAGTAATCGAGGTCCGTGTTGGGTTTCTTGATTCAAATGGTGTCCCTATGACAGACCCCGAAGATGTTATCCTTATCTATCGTGGCTTCGTAGACTCCCCTTCTGTGTCAAATGACTTTGAGCAGAAGCTTGCAATTATTGAAGGTACTTCTCCAATGTCCGACCTAGATGCTATCAATGATTTCATTTCTTCTAAAGATGGTATGGACCAAGTATCCGCTACGGATACCTCTTTCGATTCTATCTTTAAGGATAACGAAGTTTTAATCAAGTGGGGTAAAGTATAATGGGCATTGAAACAGCTGTACTTCAGGCTTTGTACTTCTTAGCGTCTGTAGCTTATCAACAAGTGCAGACTGCCAAGCTTAAAAAGAAACAGGACAAAATGAAGGGCCTGCAGTTTACCCGAATTGGGGAAGCTGCATCAATCCCTCTTGTCTATGGCAGACAACGGCTAGGGGGTATCCAAGTTACTGAGAAGGTAACAAGTAGTTATACCTCTGCATCAGAAACAGGTTCCAATGTCTTTGATTATGACTTTGGGACAGCCTCACAAACAGGCTCAAAGAACGAGTTTCTGACTACTCAGTATGTAATTGCCCGTGAAGGTATCAACCAAGTCAAGTATCTTAAGGTTAATGGTCAAGACTACGACAATGCTAAATCAAAGTTCAATCACCGTATCCGTTGCTTTACTTCTGGTGGCACAGCGGACCCCGTAGCTACGGCCAATGGTCTACCTTCAACGAACCTCTTCACTAACTGTTCTTTTGCAACAAGCCACTTTAAACTAAACAGGGATGAACAAAACTATTCAGGTATTCCTGAAATGGGCTTTCTTGTGGAAGGTAATAAGATCCGCAGTGTAATCCGTAGCGGTACAGCACCTAACTACACTTACGCTATGGATACCTCCTACACCTATAGTAACAACCCTGCTTATTGCCTACTGGACTATCTCCTGAATGCAGAGTATGGCAGAGGATTAACAGTAGACTACGTGGACCTTGAGTCCTTCTACAATGCTGCCCAGCTATGTGATACTGTTGTGATGTCCGATGCAGCGGTAGGGGGTAAAATGTTCGGTCAACCTCGTGTTAACACCGTAGCAACTTATTCAGAGTTACCTTCAACCCTTGAAGAGCAAGCCTACCCTAATGATCTTTGGTTGGCAGAAGATACAGGTCTCTACTGGGAGTGGACCGAGAGTGGTGGAACTTGGCAATGGGCTGGAGCCAGCTTTGGTGCTGTACGGGATATCCCACTGTATGAGTGTAACATCGCTATTGACACCTCAAGGTCAATCCGAGAGAACATCATAGACATCCTTGGGACAATGGGTCAGGCTGAACTAACCTACACCACAGAGGGAAAATACAAACTCTGCCTAGCATATCCCACAAATGATACTGAGATGGATGCGTTAATCCCTTCCTCTCTATACTTCAATAAAGATAACATCATCAACGATAGCTTCAATATCTCCTTTCCTAATGCTCAAGAAAGACTTAATCAGTGTACTGTGCGATTTCTTAATGAGCACAATGACTTCAAGGAAGATACAGCAACATGGCCAACAGTAGGTTCTACTCCCTATACTACCTATCTCAGCGAAGATAACGGTGTTAAGCACCATGCTGACATTCCGGGTGTAGGTATTACAGACCCCTATCATGCCCTCGCAAAAGCAGAGCAGGAAGTTCGTAAATCACGTTCAATCTTTACAGTCTCTTTCACAACCAATAAAGAAGGTCTTGTTCTCGAACCCGGTGATTTTATCAAAGTCACGCTTGATGAGTCTGACCTTAATGAAGACATCTTCCGTGTTGAATCTATCAAGGTGAATGAAGATTTCTCTGTATCCATCAGTGCATACTTCTATGATTATAACACTTTAACTTGGAATATTGCAGATGACGTAGACTACATCATCCCCCCTGACTATGATTATGTAGTTAGTCAACCTACAAATGTATCCTTCACCCCTTCAGACTCAAACATTTCAGGGTTCACAACAGGTTATGTAAGTTGGACAGCGGCGGATGATATTGCAGTAAGAGACTACGTTGTATACATCTCAACCGATAATACTAACTTCTTCGAGCTTGGCACTACGAGGAATACATACTTTGATATCGGCAATGTAATTTCAGGAACCTACTACTTTGGGGTTAGATCTCGTACAGCTCTTGGTAAGCTGTCTAGTCTAGTAGTATCGGCCTCTAGTTCTGTTCCTGCTACAAATCTCGCGTTTGTTAATCTGCTGATCTTCAAGAGAGCTACCTCTACACCATCAACTCCTACGGGTGGTGTCTATAACTGGGAAACGGGGACTATCACAACAGTACCAACTGGTTGGTCTACTACAGTTACTGCAGGTTCAGATCCGCTGTATGTCTCTACCGTATCTATCAGCACTAACAACCCTGCTGACACAAGCCACGCCATATCTGGTTGGGCTTCTCCAGCGATTTTGGCTCAAAATGGTGTTGACGGCGTAGATGGCACCGATGGTGCGGATGGTGTTACAGGTAAATCTGTTTATACAGGTGTAATTTATATCAGATCATCTTCAACCCCTGCAGCGCCTACAGGTGGTTCTTTCAACTTCGGTACGAATACTCTAACACCGCCTTCTGGGTGGAGCTTAAGTGTACCTTCTGGTAGTAATCCTGTTTACGCAACACGTTATGTATTCTCCATCATAGGTGATACAGGTAGCGTTACAGCGGGTACTTGGGTAACACCATTTAAAGTGGCTGAAAATGGTCAAGACGGTTTGGATGGTTCAGATGGTTTGTCAACGTACAATGCTATTATTTATCGTCGATCATCAACAACACCTTCAACACCTACAGGTGGTAGTTATGACTTCGGAACTAACAACCTAACCCCGCCTACTGGGTGGAGTAGGACTATTCCTTCTGGTACAGACCCTGTATACACTACATCTGCTCTAGCAAGTGTAGTTGGTACCACGGGTACAGACATAACACTCACTTGGTTTACTCCATACGAGCTCGTAAGGAATGGCGTCAATGGTGTAGATGGCCTGAGAGGTGCTGGTTGGTGGCGTTACGAGGATACTACTAATGCTTCTAGCTACTATGCAACCTCTACACAGAGTCGCGTTAATAGTGCATTCTCAACAGCAACTGGAACGTCACCTGTTGAAGATGATCGTTTTATCATTAGCTGTACTGATACCGCTATTGCTTACATCTACTCAAGTGCTAATTGGGTCACTCAAGCGGCGTTCATTGATGGTAATCTGCTTGTAAATGGAACAATCACTTCAGATAAAGTTGAAACAGACTTCATCGATGCTTTCAGTATTAATGCGGATAACATCACTACAGGTACACTTGTTGCTAACCGGCTTGCTATCAATGGTTCAGTTCTAACTGTGTCAGGGGGTAATCTTACGATCAACTCCAATGGTATCGAGCGTTCCTTTATCCAAGATAATGCGGTCTCTAACGGTGGTTATGTTTCTTCTACTGCAAATACCTATGCTAATGACGCTACCACTTCTTCATTCACAGCAGGACTTGCTCTTACCCTAGACCAGTTTTGGAACTTTGGGGTAAGGGTCGTATATCGGGCTGCTTCCAGAACGTCTACCTACCTCCCAAAACCTGACTACTATAATAATGTAACTTACTACACTAGACCTGTTCTAGACTTGAGACAAAAGGTTTCAGGTAGTTGGGGTAGCTGGTCTGAGGCGTATGTCTTCCCAGCGGCTACCGGGGAGTCCTATGTAGAAAAGTTCTACAGTTTTGCTTACATCAATGATATTGATGATGTCGAACTTAGACTACGGTTCGAAGTCTACCTTGGTAATACCTCTCAGGGAGCTCAAGTTAGTGAGTTCTCTACTCTAAACGTAGATTCAACAACCATTGTAGGGAGGGCCGTTGTGCGATGATAAGCTATGTAATCTTAGATGAAAACAATTCTGTGGTGTCAGTAGGTAGAGCTAGTCAACCCCCAGAAGGGGCAGTTATCGTAGACTTACAGCCAGAGTACGTTCCTAGTCTACTTGGGGGGCGTATCGTAAATGATACGCTCCTACTGCCCGTTGATTGTGCTACTATCAGCATAGACGGTAGCAATGTAACAATCACGAAAGCCTCAGAACTTTCTAGTTGTGATGTTTTAGTCCTTGATGTCTTCTATGACGAGGATATCCTTCGAACTAACCTCACAGACGATTCCTTGAGTTTGAATTTCGAAGACTCTGGCCAGTATCAAGTCCTATGTACTAGTTCTGAAGTGGGATTCAAAAATGTCTATAGGGAGCTACGACTATGACAATCACAATCACACGTAGTGAGCATAGTAAACAGGCAGAACTTGAAAGTATTAAAGTAAAAACCATTGCGGAGTTCGAAGATAAAATTGGTTCATTAAGAAATAAAATCATGACACCTATCCTCGGACAAGATTATGTGTACCAATCAAAATATGCAGAGGCAATGGAGTTCATCAATACGGGTAGCTCCTCGGGTCCATTCTTGACACGAGAAGCCGAGGCTAGAAATGTCGATGTGAACACCATTGTAACAATCGTTTTAAGTAGTAAACAAGTAATGGACTCTAACCTCGCTGATTTAGAAGTCTTGAGATTCAACTTCAAAGAAGCTATCAGCAATGTTACTTCCAAACAGGAACTCTCCAATACCCTCTTGGTTTTTGAAGAGATGCTTCAAACCTATGAAGATTAAGTATTGCGTTGATCAACTCTCCCAGATACGTCGTCATTGGTACGACATCATCAAGCTTGTTACAATCCGAGGTTTTAACGATAACTTAAATAGGTTGAAGTTCCTTAGTAAACAAGAGGCTGTCTGTGTTTATGCTTATGATGAAGAGTCTAAAAAAGTATTAGGGGTTGTCATCTTTACTTGTATTCTTGACAACTCCGAATACACCCGGAATAAACTGCAAGAACTTAATATTCATCACAAGGAAACTATGCAGAATGGGTTGATCTTCGTTGATCAAAACTACACCGGATTGGGTATCGCTACAAACCTTTTCGATATTCGAAATAGGGTCGGTTATGATATGGGCTTTCGTTATGTCATAACCACCCACTTCGAAGGTGCTGCCGGTAGAGATTGGCAGGCTAAGAAACTTAAAACACACTATCTTGACGAGAATATCATTATAGTAAAATTACAAGAAGGATCTATAAAGAATGGCACCATTACTAACAATCCTAGCACCTATTCTCGGTGATGTGATCAAGAGAATCATCCCAGACATGGACAAGCGGGCAGATATCGAAAGGGAAGTTAAACTAGCCCTTCTCGAACACACTGAAAGCCTAGAAAGTGTTCGAGGACAAATCATCCTTGCTGAAGCTAAGTCAGAGAGCTGGATGACATCAACTTGGCGTCCACTACTAATGCTGATTGTTGTTTGCATCATCGCTTGCAACTATCTTATTTTTCCAATCCTAGGTGTGTTCCTAGAAGGTTTACCTATTCTTGAACTCCCAGCCGAGCTTTGGAATCTGCTAACTCTAGGCGTAGGTGGTTACATCGTCGGTAGGTCCGGCGAGAAGATGATCGATAAATGGACTGCTCAGTCAGGTAACACAGGAAGGGATGACCGATGATTAAACTAGGAAAATTGAAATTAACAAGTTTGTTTAAGCAAGTTACCTCAGAATCTAAGCAAGTTAAGGCTTACCATATTGCTCGTGAGCACTTTGGGTTAAGAGAGATCCGTGGTAATGGTCATGAGCCGAAGATTCTGGAGTTCTTTAATGCTGTAGGACACTCTTGGGTAAAAGACGACGAGACTGCTTGGTGCGCAGCTTTTGTCGGAGCTTGTCTTGAAGCAGCAGGTATTGTTAGTTCCCGCCGGTTGAACGCTCGTTCCTACCTAGAGTGGGGTGACCCTGTGTCCTCACCTAAAGAAGGTGATATTGTAGTATTCTGGCGAGGCTCCCCAAAAGCTGCCACAGGACATGTCGCATTTTTCGTCAAGCATAATGACAATGGTGATTTTATTGTTCTAGGCGGAAATCAGTCCGATATGGTAAACGAGCAGGTCTACGCTAAAGAACGTGTTCTTAGCATTCGTCGTTATCCAGAATAAATACGACGTACTAATGATAAAGAGGACAGATGTCTGGAAGTTGTAAGCCAGTAATATCTGACTGTCCTCCCAGAGGGGTTAGTTTTCCTTAAGCTAACCCCTTATTCTTATAGATAAAAAATACGACGTACTAATGAGGGGTATCCCAAGATAATTCTATAAGGTTAATATTAAGGATACCTTAAAGGGTATCTTTAATACTACCCTTGTGTAGTATGTTTTATTAATAATAGATATAGAAAGGTATGTTATGGCTAAACTACGTAAGCCTTCTAAAGCTGTAAAAAGGTCCGTTTCAGATCCTTCTGATTCTTATCACAGCCTGAAACCCCTGTGGAAAAAATCCCGATCAGTGCTCAACGGGGACGCACATACTAAAGCTCACGATGAATTTCTCGATGTTTATAATTACAGTAACCTGCTAATTCCTTTTTCTCCTTCTATGACTCAGCAACAGTATGAGTTCTATAAGTCAGAATCAGAACTACCGGGCCTAACAGCTCAGTACTGCAAGGTGTTGATTAGCGCACTTCTACGTAAGAAGTCATTACTTACACTTCCTGATGGTCTTCCAGAAGATGCCCTCGATTGGATCGAGAAAGATTTTACAAGTGATGGTCAGTCATTGTTTAACTTCCTCGACAGTGCTATCTGGGAAGAACTTCAAACTTCCCGTGCTTGGGTTTATGTAGATTATCCCACGTTCTCCGATGAAGAGTTAGAAGGGATGTCTACAGAGGAGCGTATGTCTATCTCCCCTTATCCTGTATTACTAAAAGCAGAGAACGTCATTAATACACAGATTAAAGTACATCCAGTGACTAAACAGCGTACTCTGACCCGTTTCGTTACGAGGTATATTGCTGAAAACTACTCTAAGGAAAACCCTTGGCATCCTGATTATGTAGATACTGTTGCTGACCACTACTTAGATGAGGCTGGGCGTTTAGTTATTGACTACTACCAGAAGAAAGATCTCACTGGTGAAGTAGAAGTAGTTAATGGTGATGTAACCCAAGACTACAAAGACATGCAGGTAACCGAAGCTGGCTTCGAGAAGTTTAATACGGTATATCCAACCATGTTTGGTGAACGTGTATGGCGTATCCCTGCGTGGCCCCTAAATGGTCAACTAGAACCTGTAGAGCCTGTACTAATGCCTCTTATTGATAGAGAAGTGGCGCTATATAACAAGGTATCACGTCGTAACCATCTCCTTTATGGTGCTGCGACTTATACTCCAGTGGTACAGTCTGATATGTCAGATGAAGAATTTGAGGAGCTAGTTAATGCTGGTCTCGGCACTTGGCTACGTGTTCGTAAAGACGAATCAATTTCTGTTCTTGAAACGCCAACAAGTGCTCTAGCTGACATGGATCGAGCAATCCAAACTACTGTTGAAGAGATGGCTAGAATGGGGATCCGTATGCTTTCACCCGAACAAGCAGCCTCTGGTGTCGCTCTAGAGATTCGTAATGCTTCCCAGACAGCACAGCTAGGTGCTCTTAATGCTAAGATCTCTTCTACTATGGAAGAAGTTATTGCTTTTATGCTTAACTGGAAGTATGATTCTGACTTTGGCGGTAATGATGTTAAGTTCCAACTAAGCTCTGACTTCTCTGCTCTTGTTGGTGGTGAAGGGGCAATGCGTCTCGTCTCAGAATGGTACCAAAGTGGTATTATTTCTCGTGAGACCTTTATTTCTATTGCGAAATATAACGACTTCTTGCCAATGAACTATGATGATGAGGCGGCGATTCAAGCTATCCAAACTGATCCTATCATCAATCAGACTCCTGACGACAACGTTCAAGTGGAGTAATATTATGCCCTGAGTACGGCAAAAAAACTGCTCACCACACTAACTACTCATGGGAGTACTAGATGGCTAACGTTAACGATAAAATCTTTGACCGTATTGTAGAGCATATGTCAGATGTAAGACTCTATGAAGAAGGCCAACAAATCCTACAGCGACGTATTATTAGACGCCACCGTGAGAATTTGACAAAACTTCTGAAGAAGGATATAAGGTCTGATGTTACACGGGAAGTAAATCGCTTCGCTAAAGAATTAAATAGCTCCACTACTAATAGTATTAAGGAGTTCTCAACTTCCCAGATTGATTTCCATACGGACAATCTATACCGTGAAGTTAAAGATTTCTATAAAATGAGGAAGCCTACTACAAAAGAGCTTCTATCAGAGATTACTGGTACCGGAATGAGGGGTGAGAAATCCCTTTCAGGTAATGTCAGGAATATTGCTTCTGGGGAACTTATACGAATCCAGTCAAGGGTAAGGTCTGGTTTGGCTTATAATAAGTCACCAAAAGAGATTATTGCTGATGTCATGAAAACGACTAAGCTGACAGAACATCAGGCGTCTACACTGACAAGAACAGCTATTACGTCTACTCAAACAGCAGCACTTAATAAGGTTGTTCAAGAGAACAAAGACGTAATCAAGGGTTATATGTTTACGGCAATCTTGGACTCCCGTACAAGCCCTATCTGCTCACACCACAATGGTAAAATCTATGATGTAGATGACAATCGCTTTATGCCACCTCTGCATTGGAACTGTCGTTCAAGTTTAGTACCTGTTCTAAAGAGCAAGGAAGAGCTGGCGAATACAGGAAATGATAACATTTCTGTATTTGGTGAACAGCATACACTGAAGAACGTTGGTCTTGTAGAACGCAGAGTTGAAAAGTTTAATCCCTCTGTGGTATACCATGAATTCTATGAAGATCCTGAGACTATCGCTTGGGCTAAGAAAAACAACTTTATTCTGAGGAAGGGCGACCTTAGCTATGCTGAGAAGGATGCTCTTGTTAAGAAGTATGGCGGTGCTACGGAACAATTTCACCGTGACCGTGAAGCTTTCATGTATAACCAGATGAAGAATGCTGACAAAAATGTTCGTACTGCTTTTATAATGGGTAACGACCATGCTTTCGATTCAGGTTCTGTTATCTTTAAAGATAAGTCCTTCCGTAAGGTAGATTATCGTGGTAAGGTGTTTGAAGCATCTACTCGTATTCAGAAGTCTAAACTGGAGAAGATAGCAGACACTTACTTTAATGGGCTATCTGCTAAGATTCAGACTTTCACTGAGTGGCTTCGTAAACAAGACTTCGACACTATGGTGAAGATGCTAGGTAGTGAAGAACGTGCTAAACTATTTAAAGGTGGTGCACTTGAAGCTCGTGAGTTTATAACACCAAAAGGGACTGTCCTATCTATCCAAGCCCTTCGTGCTCGGGCGAGTAAGATAACTTCTGTGTTTCGACCCCGTCAGGTTGTTAAGGATACTAACCTCCGTGTTGAAGCCCGTAATCCAAACTCTCTGCTCAACAACCCTAAACATCAATCTGATCTAGAACAACTCTTTATTTCAGATGCAGATGACTACAACTCAGCCTTTGCTCTTACAGATTTCAAAGGTACTAGTCTTGTAGGTAAACAAGCATCCCGTAGACGAATGAGTAATCAGTTCGATGAACGCAACTTCATTACTGATACCTTTACTGGTGAGGTTCGGAGCAATCTAACTTACGAGCCGGACTTCAACCTGTTTCAAGAACGACTAGACTTTATGAAGTCTGCTAAAGACTTGACAAGTGAGCAGAAGGATTTTATTGAGGGTCTAGCTATTAAGCTGACTGACAAAGTGTCAGTAAATCAGCAAATTGTAGCTGTTGAGAATCTTCGTGTCACTTTCCAGCGATATAATAGCAGTAAGGAGCCTTGGTCTGATCTTGCCTCCGTAATCCGAGCGGAAAATAGGTTCTCTGTTCAGAACGTATCACGTCTGCTAGATGTTCGTGCAAGGAAACGTGCAGAGTTGTTCGGTGGGTTTGTGTCTACAGGTGATAAACCTAAGATGCAGATTATGGGTAAGTACTATAATGTAGAAGACCTAGTCAACGATCAGCTATCAAACCAGCGTTTTATCGACAACTGGCGAGCTACAGAAGGTACTAAGCTAGCTAAGAAGGTTTACTACAGAGGTCGTGCCCCCATCAATGCGTATACTCAGGCTATCATTCGTAGGTATCCGGATAAGGAAAAGCTCATTGATAAGATGCTAGATAACGTCATACCGTTCCGTAAACAGTATAAGGCATACCTTAAGTGGAAAAATAAACCGCCTTCTGATGACTGGATTACTAGGCAAATTGCCAAGTTCCGTGAAGGTGTTCGTCAGATCTATGACTTAGAGTGGCTCTATGCTAAACAGCGTCCGACTTCTAAGCTTATGGACGACAAGGTTCTTCATACCACTACAAAGGCTCTTAAGCTTGTAGCCTCTGGTCGTGCTACAGATTATGACTCCCTAGCTATCAATATTGGTAAGATGTATCATCAGGATCTGGGGGATTTAAATCCACTTGCTACGTATACCTTAAAGGATTACCACAAAGAAGGATCTAAGATTCTAGAGTTTATGCGTGAGCAAAACCTAATCAGGGTTAGTTTCCGTGGTAAGACTCGTAGAGGTGTGTGGGATGTTGATACAGGTCGAGCGTCAGGTGGTTGGGCTGATACGATTACTCGGGAAGTTCAGGTAATTGATAAAACTCTTCTCAAGCTGCAAGAAGCAGAATTGAAGGCTACTTATGCTCGCCGTTTTGGTGTCGTATATGACAGAGATCGGCTTTATGTAAAAGCAGGTAATAAAGAGTTCTTTGACGCTAGAGGTAACAAAACAGGTATTCCTATTATCTCTGCGGATAAGTACCCTGACTATGATCCTAACCAGATCGATGCTGAAATGGCAAAGATGATGAATCATGTTACTAGCGTGAACTACCGCGTTGATGACGAGTTCTTCGATTTTATGGATGACGTTGTACGATTCCGTGACCCCCGTGGTAACACGAAGTACTATGATGAGCTTAATGAGTTCCGTCATGAAATTATCAATCGCGGTGAAGCTGGTTACGGTTTAATGGCTACTGCTAAGTATCATCGCCAAAGAGGTAAATCCTTCAAGACTGATGTGTTTATTGACTCCCGTGGTCGTGTGTACCATCGTGGTTATCTTACACCTACAGGTGGCGAAATGGTTCGTCCATTCCTGAACTCTGATAAAGCTGTAGCTATACAGATGGCTGATGTTAATGAACTCCGTATCCAGCTTGGGGCGATGATTGGTCCCGGTACTGAGGCACTAACTCAAAGTGGTCGTCTTGATATCTTTAAGCGCAACGAGTCTAAGATTCTTGAGCTTGCTGGTTTGCTACAAGCTAAGACACAACGTGATCGCCGTATCCGTGAGTTTCTTGAGCACCCTTTGATTAAGGGTCTTGAAGGTAAAGAAGTTCCAAAGATGGCTCGTTTTGCTTTAGAGTATAAGCGTATTCATGACCATGTAGGTGGTAACTTCTCTAATACTGCACTATTGAAAACTTATAAAACCCGTTTGATGATCGAGAATGACGCCTCTTCTAGTGGTGCTCAAATTATCGGTCTATCCACGGGCGATAGGGCCATTGCAGAGGCTTCAAACGTCGTTGCTACAACCCGTAAGAATCGTCTTTATGACCTTGTTGCTCAGGACACAGTTAATGACCCAGAGTTCCTAAAGATTCCTGCTCTACGTAATGCAGGCTTGACTTGGGAAGACTTAGCTAAAGGTGCGAAAGCGCAGAACATGGTGACATTCTACGGTGCTGGGGAAGCCACAAAGACCGCAAACATCGCTAATAAACTCTCAGGTATTCTTGAGAAGAAGGGCTATGCTACAATTACTAAAGATAACGTCAATGAAATACTTCGTATCGTTGACGGTAAAATCAAGACAGCCGATAAACTCGGTGCTAACGCTACAGTCGATTCACTAAAGAGCTTCCGAAGTGAACTGATTGAAATGGTAAATGGAAATACCCCGGTTGGACGTAACTTACTAACTATGGCGAGAGACCTTCACCCGGATGTAGAAGACTTCGTTCTGAAGGTTTCAAACTCTCGTGTTGGGCTTGTAGGGCCGAAAGACTTCGAAGAAATTTCAAGGATTATGTCTAAGCACCTCTCTCAACGTGCTCCTGTTACTGACGAATTCATTAACTTCTGGAAATCAGCAGCTAAAGTATACGTTAAGGAGACCGAGAAGGTGGATATCCCTTGGGTGACGTTTGATGGTAAAGTCATGATGCAAAGATATCGTGGCAAGAGTCAAACTCGCATTGACTTTACAGACCCAGTTACTGGGCGTAAAATTGCAAACATCTATGAAGGTACTGTTGAGGATGGTTTACTGCGCGGTAAACACGCTTTCCAAGATGCTTCTATCGGCCTAGGTGTTAACGGAAACCACAGCAATGACGCTGTGATCGTGCGCAGGTTCCATCTTTGGGGGAGAGATAACGGAGTGGATACTGGAACCATCCATGACGCTTTTTTCACCAATCTAGCTGACGCACAAAAAGCTAAAGACGCCTTGAGAACCATCTATGCAGATGCTCTTGAAGGTGACACAATCAGGAAGACTCTCTACGCATGGCGTAAAGAAGGCCTAACTAAATCAGCGTATGACGCTCTCATTGCTGATGCAAAGAAACGTGGTCTTATTGACCCACCAAACAAACTAACCCGTGCTGATATCCTTGCCCCTATTAAGGAAGGATACGATTGGTATGGGATTGGTCCTTGAACTATTTGTAATAGCCTATGGACTATCAAACTTAACCGAGTCTGTGACTCTTATATACATAACTTCAGTCTGTGACTGGAAAGGAAAAAATCAATGAGTGAGAATCTAGAAAATCAAGTCGAAGAAACCACTGAAGCCACTGAAGCTGAAGCACCCGAAGCTGAACAAACAGAAGAAACAGCTAAGGCAAAGCCAGCAGATGACATTGAAGCTATCGTTGAAGAACGTCTAGCTAAGATGAAGGCTAACATGGACCGCATGGTAAAGGAGCGTGATGAGGCTTTAAAGGCTAAAGCAGAGATCGAAAAGGCTAAGAAAGACGCTGAGATTGCCCGTATGAAAGAAGAAGGCAAGCTGCAAGAAGCCCTTGAGATGGAACTAGCAGAAGCTAAGGCTAAACTCGAACTATACCAGAAGGACATCACTTCTCTGCGCCGCGATGGTGCTGTGAATGATGCTCTTGCAGGACTTGAATTCCGCAATGAGAAATCCCGTGAGATGGCTCGTCGTGAGATCACTGATGACCTAATTCAAGATGAGCAAGGTATGTGGGTACACAAATCAGGCGCATCAATTAAAGACTTCATTGTTTCTTACTCAAAGAATGAAGACAATTCATTCCTGTTCAAAGTTAAATCTAACTCTGGTGCAGGTACTGGCACCCCTGCAGGTGCACCCACAACCGATGTAAAGAAATCCATCGGTGAAATGTCAACTCAGGAAATTCTAGCACTTGCCGCTAAGGGTAAGCTAGGTAATTTTGGTTACTAATATAATCCTACATAAAGGAATTAACAAATGGCTATTACAAATACTGACTTTCAGAATATCTCTCTAGCTATCTCTGCTTATGCAGATGAGGCTTACACCAATGCAAAGAAGCTAAATGGTACAGGTATCGTTGCTGCTGACCAGAAAATTGATGTTTCTGGCGAAAACTTCTACGGCCAGTTCCGCTGGTACAAGCCACTATCAGCAACCGTTAACGTTGCCTCACTATCAAGTGCCACTGACGGCACCTACACCTCAATCACCACCGACTACGCGAACTTCATCAAGACCGTTCGTACCTTCGGTGCCGAGCAGGTAAACATGCAGGAAGTCGTATCAAAGCAGGACGGTCTCGCAAAGATCGCTCGTGACTTTGCTGAAGTCCGTGCACAGGACGAGCATGATGCGCTTCTCTCCGTTCTAAAAGGTGTTTCACACTACGAAGTCGCTCTAGGCGATGCCGGTGGTGTTGGTAATGGTGGTGTTATTGACTTCGATACTGATACAGACGCTTCTGCGACTGGTTTCTTCGTTGATGTGAACGCACTTGGTCTACACGGTGCAGCTGCTACCGGTTCTGGCGACGAGCGTAAGCTTTTCGACTCAAGCGCAATCGGTGCTGCTCGTGGTGAGCGCCTATTCCGTTCAATCGGTGCTGCCTTCAAGGACTACGAGCCTGACTACATGTACCTCGTAACCTCACCTGAAGTTATGGCAGAAATGCGGGCTGCTAACCTTGTTGACCAGTCAAAGGTCACCGATGGCAACCTAGAATTCTCAACCATTTTCGATGGTAAGTTCCGTCTAGTGATGACCCGTGCAAACCAGATGATTGCTGGTGCCGCTTCTGGCGACCTAAACGCTCGCTCTACAAAGTGTACCTTCGTTATCAAGCCCGGTTCAGTCGCAAACGCGATGATCGGCCTTCCAACCCCCGTTGAAGTAGATCGTAGTGCTGCTTCTTACACTGGTGGTGGTTCAACCAACGTATGGTATCGCTGGGGCTACGCAATGCACCCAATGGGCTATGACTGGGCTGGTTCACAGACAGCCTTCGCAACCAACACCACTCTAGGTACTGGTGCTTCATGGGCTCGTAAGATGGACAGCCTTAACTTTGGTATCCTACCAATCTTCCACGCCTAACTTAATAGGAGGAACTAATGGCACTAGTTCTTAATACGAACAGCTATGTGACTGTCGCAGAAGCTGATACTTACTTTGAGACTCGTATTGACAGTGCTAATTGGACTGACGCTACTGATGAAATCAAAGAACAGGCGCTTGTCACAGCTACACAACTAGTTGATGATAACGCTTGGATTGGTTCTGCTGTTAGTTCCTCCCAAGCTCTTGCATGGCCTCGCACTTCCGCAATCTACTACGATGACCGACTCGGTCAACAGATTACTATTGCGGAAGACGAGGTTCCATCTCGTGTTACAGTGGCTGTATATGAGCAGGCTCTTCACTTGATTAACAATGAAGACCTTCTCTCAGGAACAACTCAAACTTTTGAGAGCATCTCTGTAGGTTCAATCAGCCTATCAGACTCAAATGGTGACGTTACAAAGACCTCTATTAGACCTTCAGTTGTCATGAAACCTATCCGCCCTTTAATCCGGCGCGGGTCTGGTGGAATGGGTACAGGGTGGTGGAGGGCTAACTAATGTCGCTCACATCTAAAATCAGAGCAGCTGTAAATAAAGCATTCGCAGCTGTCGATGACTTGGTAGTAATTGCTTCTCTTTCAACAGAGAAAGTATCCTCTTATGACTTCTCATCTCGTGGTGTTGTTTCTACAACAGGACGTCAGACTGTAGAAGTTATTATTGAATCCACTCAGAAGCCCTCCGGTGATGGTTTTACTACGACCGCTCTTATGAAGTCAGGTATAGACCTGAGTGTCTATGATACCTTAACTGTTGGAAGTATCCGCTACAATATCGTTGACTATACTGATAACGGTTTTATTCTAACTGCTATCCTAGTAAGGGAGAAGTAGAATGTATGACTTAGTACTAGAAGATATCGAAGGAGTATTTGCTAGCGCACCTTGGACTACTAACGGTATCCTAACTGTACCTAGTAATTATCAAGGTACTAAGAATAATGCTAGAGAATATTGCTTGATGACTGTACTACCTTCTTCAGGAAGTGACTACGATTACAGCAGAAACAAATTACTATCTGGAACAGTTGCTATAAAGATTTTCGTACCAGCAGGGAGTGGTCAAGGCCGACTAATGGCTATCGCTGACCTGCTAAATTCTGTTCTTGAGAATACTACACTAACAAATAACACAAGGCTTGGGAAATCCTATCTACAAGTAGAAGGATTGGACGCTGCTAATAAGTCACTTTACAGCGCATCTTATTTTATCCCATTCACACTATACGGAGAATAAACAATGGCTCACATTTCCGCACTAGGTTCAGGTGTATATTCCTACCTAGATATGTACACTGGCACACTCGGCACCTACACTACTGCCGCTGGCTGTGCTGCTGAATTCGTAGGTTCAACACCCGGTACTGCTGATGCAGATCATGTTCGTATGCCTTCAGTTCGCGAATTTCCATCAGTCGGTACACCTGCAAATATCGTAAACGTTCCAGTTTATGGTCAACCTACCTCTGCGCAGGTTCAAGGTCAGGCTGACGCACCATCACTGGAACTCACTGTCAACTATGTTGCAGATGACATGACCGCTATCCACGCCCTAGTTGGCCAGCAGGTCCTCTTTCGTTTCATGATGGCAGCTTCAGCGGTTACTCAGGATGCAGGTGCTGGCTCAACCCTCGCTGTTGATAATACTGAGTTCTACTTTGTTGGTAAGATCGAGGCTATCCTTGTCAACCCTTCACTAAGCGATTCTATTACTGCTAACGTTACTCTTTCTACACAGTCAGAGTTCTACGGTCCAGCAACAATCGCTGCGTCATAACAGCTATATCTACAGGGGGATCTATTCAGGTCCCCCTACCTATCAGAGAGAATCATATGGATACTAATCCACCATTCAGTAAAACTTATGTGATGCGAACCACCTTTCGGCATATGCGTCGTAGTGTAGATATTAGCATCCGAAAAACATTCGAGCGATTTAAGGACTTCGATCAAGACTCCGCTACAGGGAAAGAGATTATTGAAACCCTATCCACCCTGCATACGGTGCGGAAAATGCTTGATGACTTCCAAGCTCATAACCCAAATTTATTTACAGAAAAAGATAAAGAGTAATCGGAGAATACTATGAAACATCTAGTTGGAAAAGTACAAACCAAGAAGGTCCCATTCATGGGCGATGAAGTGGAGATTCGGAAACTTCCTGTTCACGACATCATGGAGCTTCAGGAAGAAATCAAGAAGTCACAGAAGAAGAATGATCACATGGGTCTCCTGTTCCATGTTCTAAAAGTATCAGTAATTGGTGCAGATGAACTAACTAAAGAGGAATTTGAGACCTTTCCACCCTCAGATCTAAATGAGCTAGCAGAAGCTGTTCTAGAATACTGCGGTCTGTCAGATAAGAGTGCAGCGGGAAACTAACTGAGCAGGATGAAACGATCTATGAGATCGCTTATCATCTTGGTATGCCTGTTTACAAGATAATGACGGAAATGCCATATGACGAGTTAAAGAATTGGTCGGAGTTTTTTAGAAGGAGACCACCCGGTTTCCGAGAGGACTACCGGACTCTCCTTATTATGAAAACCTTCGGGTTTAAAGGAAAAGGAAGAGATGTCTTTCCGTCTATTAAGGTTGTTGAAGATCAAGAATCCGCTAAACAACAAGCGGGGGTTGTTCTACCCAAGGGTAAATTCCTCGAACATATGATCAATGCAGTAGGCGGTGATGATTCGGGTTGGAAACCAAACTGGAGAAAATGATGGCAGAACTAGTATCTTTAGATGTAGTCAACTTCAAACAAGAACTAGCCCGTATTGAAAAGGAAGCTATTGAGCTTGCCAACAGTGATATTGAGTTACAAGCTGAGTACGCCACTAATCAACTCCGAGTAGTAACACCTGTAGACACTGGTGAAGCTCGAAGTGGGTGGGAGCTTGAGAAGTATGGCAACAACTTAACTATCGTCAACGATGTAGAGCACGTCGTATATCTTAATAATGGTCACAGTAAGCAGGCACCTAAGTACTTTATTGAACAAGTCCTGCAGACAATTGGTCTTATTACCCCTAAATAATAAAGCAAGCCCCCTGATGGCCCTCATTATCCGAGGTTTAGCTATTAGGGGGCTTTTTTAATTTTGGAGGTAACATGCAAAAAGGTGTTGAAATCCGGGTACGTGCAGACACGTCCCAAGCAAAGAAACAAATCAAGAGCCTAGAACAATCTGTTGCTGGGCTTGAATCGACTGCCAGTAAGGTTGCAGGGGCTTTTAAGGCACTAGCTGTTACTATCACAGGTTTGCAAATTGGTAAGAAACTATCAGGAGCATCTGACACCTTACTAGAGATGGAGAACCGTCTAGCCCTTGTTGTTGGTCGGGGTAAGGAACTCTCTTCTACTCTTGAGCGGATGTACAGGGTGGCAGAGAGGACGCGACAGCCTGTAAAAGTTGTAACTGATACTTTTAACAGGTTAGGTCTTGCACTAGATGGTACGGGCAGAAGCACAAAGCAACTACTAATTGCAACAGAAGCTATCCAACAAGCGGCTCAAATCTCTGGTGCATCCGCAACTACTGCTGAACAAGCTATCATCCAGCTTGGTCAGGGCCTAGCTTCAGGCCAACTACGTGGCGAAGAACTCAACTCGGTACTTGAAGGTATGCCACGACTTGCGCGAGCTATCGCCGAAGGTATGGGCGTTCCCTTTGGGAAACTAAGGGAGCTTGCAAAGGACGGAAAGCTAGAGGCTGAAACTATCTTCGAGGCTATCCTCTCTCAGTCTGAAAAACTTGCATTTGAGTTCTCTACTCTTGAAGCCACTACACGTAGTTTAGCAATTGTATTTGGTGGGGAGTTCACCAGAGCACTAAGTATTCTAGACAAAGAGCTAGGCTTTGGTAAGAATATGAGGGAACAACTCTTTATAGGTATTGAGGCCCTAAAGGTATTTAACGCTAACTTCTCTATTTGGGTTTCACTACTCAAGGCGAATATTACATTAGCTCTAAATGATCTTACCTTCTTTAAACTCCGTATGCGTGAGATTTTAGCTAGTATCTTTACTAAAGAAGGTATTAATACAGAAGCATTTGTAGACGAGCTTTTTGTTAACCCGTTTAATTCCGTAAAGGCTAAAATCGAAGAAGTATGGTCTGGTATTAACCTACCATCACTAGATCTTGCTTCAAAGATCCCCACATTTGAGTCTATTAGCTCAAATCTGATTAGTCTTAAAGACGGTGTTATCGGTGTATTCAAGGAGATCTGGGACAGGATTACAGGGCAATCTCTTTGGACTGGTATCTTTGATCCTGCTCACATGGAACCCGGCCAAACCCTCGCTGTCGGCTCCTCTCTAACTAAATACTTCGAAACACCTCTTAGAAATCTAGAGACTTTCAAGAATAGCATCATCGCTAAATTTAAAGAGATCAATAAAGACGCAACCGTGGCTTGGGAGAAGATTTGGACCGGGCTAACAACAAAAACTATCTCGACAGAGACAGGCCCAGAGGCCGTTGATACTGCCTTCGGACGTAGCATTGATTTAGCTAGTGATCAGCTAGAACGCGCCAAGAACGAACTTAAGAAAGTCTATGAGGATATTCTTACCGACACCATCGAGACACCCCGTGGTCCAAGGGTCGTTGATTCAGCTCTAGTAAAAACGCTAAAGGACATTCGTGACTACAGTGGGCAAATATCCGAAACGACACTATCAGGTCTTGCCGCTGCAATTAATGCCTTAGCTAATGCACCTGCTATCAAACTAGGTACTATCCTACTATCATCAGCCTTCACTAAAACTAAAGAAAGTATTCTAAGTTTCGGCGCAGATATAGAAGAGTTCAAAACTAGTATCTCTAATTGGTTTAAGGAAAACGAAGCTGCGATCAGTGCATCTATCTCAATCGCCTTAGCTGCTGCTATTAAGTTTGGTGCTAAGAAGACCCTAATTGTCGGGGCGATCCTCGGGCTATTTAGCTTTAACGCGGATGAGGTTTTAAATGATGAAGAGCTACAAGCTTCCTTAGAAAACCTAGGCGCTGGTTATGTGCAACTACTTAAAAGCGTATTCACTACTGACCCCGGAAGTACTCTCATGGAAGGTCTTAAAGATACCCTAGCAGCTTTTGGCAGAGGTATTAATAAAGAGATCTTTGGCGAAAACTTCACAACAGACACTCAAGATGCACTCGCTGGGGCGATCGGAGCAATTACGGTTGCTGCTGTCCTGACTACTGGTGCGCGGGAAGCTCTAAAAGCTCTAGGTGTAGCGATTGCAGCGGCAATTATGGGTACAACCATAGCTACAGAGCTTGCAGCTGGCTTGGCAATCGGTTTGAATTCTATGAAGATGTCTCCGAATTCTGTACTAGCGATAGCGGCAGGAAATGTTGGTATCGCCCTTGGTAAGTTAATAGGGCAGTCGGTAGGGGCAGCAGCAACAGGTTTAGCTGTAGGGGTTGCTGTCGATATTATTGTACCTGATGAAGCATTCAATGGCCTCGGTGGAGCACTTGATAACGTAATCGGGGGCGCGGCCTTTGGTGCCCAACTAGGTTCCGCATTTGGACCTTATGGGGTAGCTGGAGGGGCGATCGCAGGTGGGCTAGCTGGTGCTATTTATGCGGCTGTAACAGACCCTAAAGTTGCTTCTGGTTTTAAGGAGATCTTCAGGGGACTAAGAGAATCCCTATACACGTTGCTTAACACAGTAGGCGTTGTATCCGATAAGACTCTTATAGAGACTCGTATCTCTGATAAAGCGGCAGATATCACAGTCCTAGAGTCGCAAATCACTCAAGCTCAACAGGAAGGTTCTGGTGCTGGACCTGTAGAAATCGCTAAGCTGAAGAATGCTAGGTTTGATCTAGAGAAGGAATTATTCCTGCTTAGTGAGAACCTAAAAGAGATTAATAATGCTGAGTCTTTCGCACTCGCTGAAAAGGCCGCTGAAAAACAAAAAGCAGCTGATGATTTTATTGATCGTTTTATAGCGGGGTCTAAGAAACTTGTTGAAGGGATAGAAACACAGGACGAAGCACTCCTTGCAATTTTTGAAATCCAAAACGATATTAACAGTATTCTCCGACAGGTGGAAAGTGGCACAAGGACACTAGATGCACAACAAATAGACTTTATTAGATCTCTAAAAGAGTTAACTGATGGAGTTAAAAGCCAAACTGACAAATTGGCTGTACTAGGCCAACTCACAAGCAGACTTAATGATGGTGTTAATCCTACTGAAAAATTCACTGCGAGCGTTACTGCCAGAGCCTCCGGTGGCTATATATCAGGACCCGGTGGCCCCACTGACGACCTGATCCCAGCGATGCTTTCCAATGGTGAGTATGTTATTAAGGCTTCTTCTGTCAAAAAGTTCGGGTCAGGTTTCCTTGACAAGATCAACAGTGGGATAATGCCACAATTCTTTTCCCCAGGTGGTCTAGTATCCCCCTATGATGAGAGTATTAAGCAACTGAAGCGTGACTTGAGGGGGTTGGAGGATCTAGGGGCTACCGAAAGAGTTGCCGCTACAATCGCTCAGATTTCTGCACTAGAATCTGCCCGTGCAAACTGGTTAGCGCAACAAGATACTGATGTGGAGCTTGAAGACCCTTCTGCTGGGACAGTCAGTGATGGAAAATCTAAAAAATCTGGAAAGACTGCCGCAGAGAGCTTCTATGAAAACTTCAAGAGCGGGTTTAGTAGTAGCCTATCACAGTTCCTAAAGGATGGTGATCTGAAGGGATTTATCACTGGAATTCTAGACAGCTTCACCAGTAACATCATAGACTCCTTCGTTGATGGATTCACCAAGAGCCTCTTTGGGGAGGGTAAACTCCTAAAAGATCTTTTCTCCAAGACAGCTTCTTTTGGTGAGAGCATAGCAAAGACAGCAACAAGCGGGAGTTCACAAGGTGTGCAGGGGGGTATGCAAGGTTTCTTATCCTTTCTCCTAGGTTCCGGTGGACAAGGTGGGCTATTCAGTTCAATCTTTGGCATGTCCTTCGGGTCTTGGCTTGGCTTCTCCTCTGGTGGTATCGTGCCAATGACACCTTATGCACAAGCTGGTAAGGACTCAGTTCCCGCTATGCTAACACCGGGCGAGATGGTTGTACCTGCAAATCAGATTAACAAGTTTATGAATGGATCTACTGCCACACAGCAGCAGGTTTATAACCTCAACATCACAGGCGATATCTCCCGGCAGACCCGTGCCGAGATTGTTAAGATGATCCCTCAAATCACTACAGGTGTT